GCTGGTGCTGGAGCAGGCCGGGTGGGCTGTCAAGATCGAGGAGGAGTTGCACAAGCACCGGGCCATGTGGGCCATCAACCCCACACTACCCACCATGTTCAAAGACTACCGGGAGCAGGTGCTCAAAGCCAAGCAGCGCCACGCTGACTACATTTACCGCCACGCCTACGACAAGGGCAAAGAGCGCAAGCTGGTCAAGGGGTATGACCCCGACACGATGGAATGAAAAAGGGGACCAGTGGTCCCCTTTTTTACTTTCGACCCAGTGAGAACTTGAGCCAACACGACTGGCAGAACCACTTGGCTGGGGTCATCTGCACCCCACCCTCGGGCAGTCGCTCAAGTTGGCAGCGGAAGCACAGTTTCATTGCATCTTCCCCTGAATGTCCGAGGGGTCAACCACCATCATCTGCTGGAAATAGATGGCAAACGATGCCCGGGTGTCATTGCCAAAGGGCATGGCGTTGACGCGCTTCATGGCTTCTTCCATTGCGCTGTTCCAGCCCGAGACAAAGACAAATCGGGCGGCTTCTTGGGGGTGCAGGCCCACATCACCATACAGGCGGTCATAGTGTTCAAGTGCGTTCATGGTTGACTCCTTTAAACGGGATTTTTCGACATGACCGAATTGTCAATCGAATCGGTTGAGCCGGTGGTACCGGATTTTTCGACATGACCGATTTCTCCAGCCAAATTCTTCACCCGGCCACGCTTGCGCGGGGGTGTCGTGCTCACGGGCGGCAAAAAAGAATCATGCAGCGCGGGGGCCAGTGCTTCGACTAGTCCCAACACGTCAAGCAACCGGGCCACGGCTGCGCCGGGTTCACGTTCACCCGTGCACCACTTGCGAACGGTGAACACGGGGACGCCGAAATAATCAGCGGCCCGGGGTTCGTCAAGGTTTAGGCGGTCAACGGTTTGGCGTACCCGTTCGGCCACGGTACCGGGGGCGGGGGTTTTGGGTTGTTTCAGGGGGGTTTGTGTCATGGCTGGGGGTGTCCTAGGGTCAGGGGTTAAAAAAGCCCCTAGGCTTGATCCTAGGGGCTGGGGGTTGAGGGGTTATAGGTCGAGAAAGTCGCAGACAACCGGGACCAACACGGCCCCGGCTAGGGCGATTAAAAGGGCGGTTATCAATCTTCACCCCTTCGCACCTTGTCGAGTGCAGCGGCGCGAGAATTGGCGCGAATGTAGGTGCAGCACGGTTGACCATCAACCCAGCCCCAAACACCCCAAACATTCGACGGGGTGCCCCAGTACGCGCCGCCCTTGTCGTAACCGTCCCCGCCCCCTTGTCGGCGGGCGTGAAGGCGGCGTAAGCCTTGAAGGTTCGCGGGGTTGTCACCACGCCGCCCCATTGGGGCACCGTAGCGGCTTGAAACTTCGGGGAATGGGTTAAATTGTTTCATGCTGCGCCCCCGTTCGCGTCGAGTTCTTCGCCCTTTTCAATGGCCGAAAAAATGACCGACTTGTCATAGTCGCTTGAAATATCGGGGGCGGGGTAGTGGCCCGCCAAACGGGCGAAACAGTCATAAAAGAACTCTTTGAAGTCGTCAGGGTTCCCGTTTTCCTTTTCCCAGTGTTTTAGCGAATCATCAGCGGCGCTATCCTTCGCGGCTTCGAGTTCTTCGGCCAGTTGGTCCCGTTCGGCTTCGAGTTGGACAATTTGGGCCAGTAGTTCAGCGGTTCGGGTGTTGCCCGCCAAATAGGCGGCGCGTTCTTGTTCTTCAGTGGTCAGGGGTTGCGTGGTCATGGTTCAGTTCTCCAAATTGACAGTAAAACGGTTTTCACCGTGGCCGATAAAAAGGGTGCCGATATTCGAGAAAATCCGGCAGTAGACGCGCCGCCACCGTCCATTAAATTTGACCATGTGGGGCGTGGGGATGCGGGAACCGTACCCGGTAGCGGTGAACGACAAGCCCCGTTCTTGCCACCACAGGGGCGCGGTTTTGCAATCGACGGGCACCGTGGCGAAACTATCGCGGGTGCCATCCGGGCGGGTGGCGTGGGTTTGAATGTAGGCGTTCATGGTTCAGGCTTCCAATGCTTGACGGATTCGGGCCACTTCGACCCGGGCGGTTTCGAGTGCTTCGGTTTCGAGTTCTTGAGCGACTTCGGACAAATAGGCGTTTGACGTGTCGGAAAAATTGCAGTCAACACCCCACAGACTCGCGGCATGGTCTGACAGTTCTACACCGTTACGGGACACGGACAACACCACGCCCACATAAAACCATTCGTCATTTTTCCAGCGTGTCACGTCTTCGGGGGCGTAGCATTCGAAGTCTGTCGGTTTGGTGTCGGTGTCGTATTGCAACCGGGCGACAAAATCGAAGCCTTCGCGGGTCCACTCGATGCGGTCCCCCTCGCAGGCGTATTTGTCGAACTGGGGGAAAGTTGTTTCTATAGTCATGGTCTTACTCTCCAAAAAAGAAGTTCGCGGCGTATTCGCACAGGGTGTCAGACGAAACGCCGAACCACTGGGTCCACGGGGTGCCCCAGTCCTGATATTCAAGCCACGCCCGGCACGGTTCGCCCCGGTTCAGTTCGCCCACGATACGAACCGCAGGCCCGCCAGTGCATAACAAAATCATGAACTCGCCCGCTTCGAGTGTTTCGCCCGGGTTCGTCCAGTCGCTGCGTACTTGGACTTCTAACGGGTCTTCTTGGATGATTTGGCGGGCTTCGTCTTCGTCTGTGCATTCCCCGGCTGCGTCTTCGAGTTCGGCTAGTTCTTCGAGTTCGCTTTCTAACAAGTCTTCCAGTTCTCGCAAACGGTCCCCGCTTTCGCACTCAAACAATACAAGGGCTTCGGTTGCTGATTTGCTGGCCCCTTGTTGGGCTTGGGCTTGGCGAAGTGTCAGGCACTCTTTGCGAAGTGTCAGCAATTCTTCGCATTCGTCGCGCAGTTCTTGAAGTCGGTCATAGTCGCAGGTCAGGGCGGCAAGCATTCGCACAATAGACGAATACTGCGCGGCGGCTTGTTCTTCGGCGTGGTTGTCGGTTTTGGTTGTCATGATCAAAAAGTCCTTACGGTTACGGGTTACAGGGAGAAAAGAAAAACGGTTGTCAGGTACAGGGCACCCAGTGCGAACGCTGCACCCGCCCAAATGGCAAGGGTCGAAGGTTCTTCAGCCTTCACGGGTTCGGGGTGCAAATCGAGATAGTGCAGGGCGTGGCGGTTCATACGTTCACCGCCTTTGCAAAGTTGGGCTTATTGCCGGGGACAAACCCAGCGACACGGAAAGAGTGAAAGCCTTGAGCACTGGCGGCGGCTTTGACTCGTTCGATGTTTTCTTGTGCTTTGTCAGTCACTCGGAAGCAAGCCAACAAGTCTTCCATGTAGTCGCGGGTTTCGCCTTGTTTGAGGCCGTAGATCAAGATTTCAGTTTTCACGGTGTTCGCCTTTACAGTTACGGGTTGTTAATGTGCTCAATTATACCCAATGGGTTCAGTGTGTCAATACCCATTGGGTAAATTATTTACTAGGTGTTTTCCCTAGTTCTTCCAGTGCTTTGGCGTAGCGTTCTTTGTCAATCAGGTTTAGACGGTATTCCATTTCAAGCGCGTCAAATTCCCCGAACTTTTCGCGCACCTTGTCAACTTGCATCCGCTTGATCTGGTTTTCAGTCACGCCAATGGCTTTATAGAACTTCATGGCCGCATCAGTGGCCCGCTTTTTTTCCAACTTCTTCGCGGCTTCTTCGCCGGGTGAGTACAGGTTAGCTTCACGACAATCAACGACTTCGCCATTTCGATGCTTGATGTTTGCACGGGGCCACTCGCCTTTGTAGATGCGCCATGCCAAATGATGCGCCATGACGTGACGCAACTTTGTAACGAGTCTCACGCCAAATGGCGTAACGACTCCGGCGAATCGCCCGGTAGTGATGCGCTCCCCATTGGGTAAACAAACAACTTCGAAGAAATGGCCCGTTTCTTGATCGAAGTGATAGCGGTCAAGCGCGGCTTCCAACAATGAGTCGTCAAATTGCTTCATGGTGTCCAGTCTTTCCGGGTAGTGTGACAAATGAGCCTTTGGGTTAGGCGTATGCCCATGATAACACAAATAATCACGTAGTGATAGTTATTATTCTAAACAGGCTTTATGTACAGGTTGAATTTGAGGGTTTTCCGGTGCCATGCTTCATCATCGAATGTCAGTGTGTGCTTACTTGCATCAAAGAATCGGGGGTTCATCCGTAATCACGAGAATATAGTGAGTCAGTGCTTACTTACGTGAAAGTATCACTTGTCACCTTTACCCAATGGGTTCAATGACCCAATGGATACCATGATTCAGTTAGTCAGTGCTCACTAACCTAGGGGCGATGGGTGCCGGGTTGCTGGGGTGCCCGTGCTGGGTGCCGGGTTGCTGGGGTGCCCGGGAGTCGCTGGGGCGAGGGGAGGGGGTAGGGCCAGCGGGTTCGATGGTCCGGCTACGTAGGCATCACAGAAACCGTGAAAATTTTTTAGAAAATCAGAAACCCAGTGGGTCATTGCAACACGGCAACACAAACTTCCATCACCGTGATAGACTCATGGCACTATGAAACAAGGAAACACTGATTTCGTAGGCACGGCTGTCGCCAGTGAGAACCAACTGCCAAACTGGCTGACCGTGCCCGACCCAGCCCCCATCAAACCCTCGAAAGAGGCAAGGGCGCTGCTGCATGTCGAATATGAGCAGATATTCGAGCGTGTCGTTGAAGACATCTATCGGGGCCGGTCCCTGCAATCCTTGATCGAAGATGACCACCGGGCCATCTCGTATGAAGACTTTCTGCGCTGGGTTAAGCGCGAACCCACCCGTCACGAACGATTCAAGGAAGCGCAGGAGATGCGAACCGAGTTTCTTGCGGGAGAAATCCTTGAGATTGCCGATGGGGTTGAGGCCATCGACGCCAACTCGAACGACACGGTGAACAGGGACAAGTTGCGCATCGACACGCGCAAGTGGCTCATGAGTGCCCACAACAAGAAACGCTACGGCGAGATTAAGCAGGTTGAACTCGGCGGCACCATCTCCATCACTGAGGCGCTGGCGCAGGCCCAAGCCCGGGTGATCGAGGGTGAGGTGATTGACGTGACCCCAAGACTGGAGAACCGAGATGAGTGATGGTGGCAAAGGCTCCGCGCCTAGACCGATCCCCGACCCCCAGAAGTTCCGCGACAACTGGGACGCGATCTTTGGAAAGAAAACCAAATGAAGATTAAATGGCTTGACCGGCGAATCAGCGCACCCGGTCCTTTTCTTTGCCTGTGCTTGTCTGAGGACGAGTACAAGGCCGCGCTCAAAGACATGGGTGTTGGTGCGGTAGACAACTGGATCAAGACCCCACACGCCAACGCAACAGCACACCACATCGCATCACCCAAGGGGTTGGCTTGCATCGTGTGCTTGGCCGGATGGGAGAACAGAAACCCCATCGAAGTTGCCGGACTGCTTGTGCACGAGGCCGTTCACGCATGGCAGGAGTGGTGCGATTACTATGGTGAACTCACACCCGGGCGCGAACAAGAAGCGTATGGAATCCAAAGTGTCGCGCAGGAACTGATGGCCGAGTTTGCCAAAAGGATGGAGTCATGACCGTAATAATTGGTGCGGTCGTCGTGCTGTTTGTGGCCTACGTGGCTGAAAGGCTCTGGTAATGCAAAAACCCCGGTACAGCCCAGAAGACGAGCAGACGCTCATGGCCCAGCTTTGGAGTCCTGCCCTGAAGGACGACCCCGAGGCGTTTGTGCTGTTCGCGTTCCCTTGGGGGCAGAAGAACACCCCACTCGAGCACTTCAAAGCCCCGCGCACATGGCAGCGTAGGGCGCTGCGCCGCATACGGGACTTCATCAAGGAGAACCGGGGCAAGCAAAGCAACGACGAGTTGATCGACGCGCTGCGCAGGGCTGTCAGTTCTGGCCGGGGGGTGGGTAAGTCCGCCCTCGTGTCGTGGCTGATCCTGTGGATGCTGACCACTCGCATCGGGTCAAGCGTGATCGTGTCGGCTAACAGCGAGAACCAGTTGCGCAAGGTGACGTGGGGTGAGTTGACCAAGTGGGTCACGATGGCGATCAACGCCCACTGGTGGGAACCCACGGCCACGAGCCTGAACCCGGCCAACTGGTTGACCGATCTGGTCGAGCGTGACCTGCGTAAAGGCACCCGGTACTGGGGTGCTGAAGGTAAGCTGTGGAGCGAGGAGAACCCAGACGCCTATGCCGGTGTGCACAACATGGACGGCATGATGGTGATCTTTGATGAGGCGTCAGGTATCCCAGACAGCATTTGGTCCGTGGCTGCGGGCTTCTTCACCGAGAACATCTTGGACCGGTACTGGCTGGCGTTCAGCAACGGACGGCGCAACACCGGGTACTTTTATGAGGCCGTGGACGGCAGCAAGCGGGAGTTCTGGGAGAGCGAGAAGATCGACGCCCGCACGGTCGAGGGCACCGACAAGACCATCTACCAGCAGATCATCAACGAGTACGGTGAGGACTCGGACGAAGCGCGGGTCGAGGTCTACGGCGACTTCCCCAAGTCGGGCCAAGACCAGTTCATTGCGCCACACCTTGTCGATGACGCCATGAAGCGGGCGCTGCACAAGGACATGACTGCGCCCATCATCATCGGCGTTGACCCGGCCCGTGGCGGCATGGACAGCACCGTGATCGCTGTGCGTCAAGGCCGGGACATCGTGGCGATCAAGCGGTTCCGTGGTGACGACACCATGACCACCGTGGGCCACGTCATCGACGCCATCGAGGAGTACCGGCCAGCACTGACCGTGATCGACGAGGGTGGGCTGGGCTACGGCATCCTTGACAGATTGACCGAGCAGAAGTACAAAGTGCGTGGGGTCAACTTTGGCTGGAAAGCCAAGAACCCGGTGATGTGGGGCAACAAGCGGGCCGAGATTTGGGGAGCCATGCGCGACTGGGTGAAGACCGCCAGCTTGCCGCAGGATAGGCTGCTGAAAAGCGATCTGACCGGCCCGATGAAGAAACCCAACTCGGCTGGCACCATCTTCTTGGAGGGGAAAAAGGAGATGAAAGCCCGTGGAGTTGCATCGCCGGACGCTGCTGACGCCATCGCTGTAACATTCGCGTACCCCGTGGCACATCGGGAGTACAATGACCGCACAATCACCCGGCGCAACGCTCAAAACGGTGCGGCCACAACTTCATGGATGGGAAGCTAGACATGCCCCTCGTCAAAAGTGCTAGTTCCTCTGCGTTTCGCAAGAACGTGAAGGCTGAAGTAGCCAGCGGAAAGAAGCCCGCCCAAGCAGTTGCCATCGCCTACTCAGTCAAGCGCGAAGCTGCCAAAAAACCCACAACGAAGCCCAAAAAATGACCATTCAAGCCCTGCAAGACTGCCTGATCGTGCGCCCCGACATGGAAAAGCACGAGCTTTTCATCCTTCTGAAGCAGAAACAAACAGGTACGGGTGTGGTAATCTCCGTTGGCCCTGACGCAAAGGACATAAAAGTCGGCGACAAGGTACTATTTGGTGATTCCATCGGACAGGACTTAAAATGGGAAGGTGACAACCTTCTGGTCATGAGGGAATCACACACCCTCGGAGTATTTGACGCATGAAAGACACCACCGGAATCGTAGCCGCAGCAAATGTGGCAAAAAACGGACCGTACCCGTCAAAAGGCGGTTCCGAGGAAATCCTGACCGTTGCTCGTTCGCGCATGACGATGGCAATTTCAGCGTTTTCCCAAACCCGGGAAGACGAACTCGACGACCTGCGGTTCTATGCAGGCTCCCCAGATAACCAGTGGCAGTGGCCCGCTGATGTGCTCCAGACTCGTGGTGCCGTGCAGGGTCAAACGATCAATGCTCGCCCTTGCCTGACCATCAACAAGCTGCCGCAGCACGTTCATCAAGTGACGAACGAGCAGCGCATGAATCGTCCCGGCATCAAAGTGATCCCGGCTGACGACAAGGCAGATGTTGACGTGGCCGATGTGTTCAACGGCGTGATTCGTCACATCGAGTACATCTCCGATGCTGACGTGGCCTACGACACAGCCTGCGAAAACCAAGTGTCTTATGGCGAAGGCTACATCCGTCTGCTGACCGAATACTGCGACGAAAAGACATTCGATCAGGACATTAAGATCGCCCGCATTCGCAACAGTTTCAGCGTCTACATGGACCCCATGATCCAAGACCCCACGGGCGCAGACGCCCGTTGGTGCTTTGTCACGGAAGACCTGACCAAAGCTGAATATGAGCGCATGTACCCCGATGCAGCGCCGATCAGCACACTCATGAGCCTTGGTGTGGGTGATCAGTCCATCGCACAGTGGATCGGTGAGAACACCATCCGCATCGCCGAGTATTTCTACATCGAGTACGAGAAGCAGATGCTCAACCTGTACCCCGGCAACCAGACTGCGTTCACGGGCACACCCGAGGACAAAACCCTGCGCATGATGTTCGGTAAACCTTTGCGCAGCCGCGAAGCCGATCGCAAAAAGGTCAAGTGGTGCAAGATCAACGGCTACGACATCCTCGAAGAACGCGAGTGGGCCGGTGCATTCATACCTGTGGTGCGCGTGGTTGGCAACGAGTTTGAGGTTGACGGCCAGATGTACGTGTCGGGCTTGGTGCGCAATGCCAAGGATGCCCAGCGCATGTACAACTACTGGGTATCGCAGGAAGCTGAAATGCTGGCGCTGGCCCCCAAAGCCCCGTTCATTGGATACGGTGGTCAGTTTGAGGGCTATGAGCAGCAATGGAAGACTGCCAACACAAACAATTGGCCTTACCTTGAGGTCAACCCAGACGTTACAGACGGTCAGGGCGCTGTGTTGCCACTACCCCAGCGGGCACAGCCTCCAATGGCATCCAGCGGCCTCCTGCAAGCCAAGGCAGGCGCTGCCGAAGACATCAAGTCGGCCACCGGTCAATACAACGCATCGCTGGGCATGACCAGCAACGAGCGTTCTGGCAAGGCCATCTTGGCCCGCCAGCGCGAAGGCGACATCGGCACCTACCACTACGTTGACAACTTGGCCCGTGCGATTCGTCACATTGGTCGTCAACTCGTGGACCTGATCCCCAAGATTTACGACACTGAACGCATTGCCCGCATCATTGGTGAAGATGGTGAGCCATCAACCGTCAAGATGAACCCAGCGCAGGAAGAACCCGTCAAGCGGATCGTGAACCAAGAGGGTGTGCTGATTGAGAAAATCTACAACCCCGCTGTTGGCAAGTACGATGTGCGCGTGATCACCGGCCCCGGCTACGCCACCAAGCGTCAAGAGGCTTTGGAGAGCATGGCCCAGTTGCTGCAAGGCAACCCACAGTTGTGGCAAGTTGCTGGCGACCTGTTCGTCAAAAACATGGACTGGCCCGGTGCCCAAGACCTTGCCAAGCGGTTCAAGAAAACCATCGACCCCAAAGTGTTGGCCGACGAAGACGACCCAGCCCTTGCCGCTGCCAATCAGCAGATGGAAGCGATGGCCGCTGAGATGGAAAACATGTTCAACATGCTCCAGAACGTCAACAAGAGCATGGAAGCCCGTGATCTGGAGATCAAGGAGTTTGAGGCTCAGGTCAAGGCGTACTCTGCTGAGACACAGCGCATTAGCGCGGTGCAAGCTGGAATGTCGCCCGAGCAGATTCAGGACATCGTGATGGGCACGATTGCCGCAGCGATGGACACGGGTGATTTGGTTGGCGGTATGCCGCAGATGCAGCCTGAGATGCCGCAGATGCCCGAGCAGCAGATGCAGCCTGAGATGCCGCAGGGTCAAACGCCACCTGAAGGGATGATGTAATGAGTTGCGCTGATTTCATGGGTGAGTTGTTCTTGGCACGGGATGTGGCCCATTCCGTTCACCTCAACACTCGGTCTTACTCGAAGCACAAAGCGTTGGGTCACTTCTACGAAGATGTGCTGGATGCTGCCGACAAGTTTGCCGAAGCATACCAAGGCCGTCATGGTCTAATTGGCCCCATCTCGTTGAAGTCGGCCCGCAAGGATGGTGCAATCTTGCCGTTCTTGGAAGACTCGCTGGCCTACATCGAGGAAAACCGGTACAAGGTCTGTGGCAAGACCGACACGACATTGCAGAACATCATTGACGAGATCATTGCTGTTTACCTGTCGGTGATTTACAAACTGAAATTTTTGGCATAAGGAGCAACCATGTCGTCCATGTATTCTCAAATCAGCGCCACCGCGCAAATCAAACCAATGGCTGCAAAGCTGAAGGGTCTTTTTGTGAGTGCTGCGTCCAGCACTCCAACAATCACTGTGTACGACTCCCCGGATTCGGATAACACCGATCCCAAGATTCTTGACACATTTACACCAGTTGCCGGTGTCAACTACAACTTCTTTGATGGCCTGTATGCCAATAAAGGGCTGTACGTTGTTATTTCCGGCACGGTATCATGCACCATTGCATACGAATAACAATTCGTGTGTAATACCAACTGTACCGGCCCAGTAGACCGGGAACTCACACGAGTTACAAATGACTGATGAAGTCCAAAACCTAGCGGAAGTAGACTCCGCGCCAGCACCCGAAGTGACGGCCACATCGGACAATGCACAAAATCTGCCGGAAGTCGCTGACCAGAGTAACGAGACACCCGAGGAGAAGAAATTCTCTCAAGCTGAACTCGATTCGATGATCGGCAAGCGCCTCGCAAGAGAACAGCGCAAATGGGAACGTGAGCAGCAGGCCAAGCAAGCAGAAATGCAAGTGCGGCAGTCGGTGCCCAAGGAACTCC